GCCCATGCTGACATCGGTATTCTAGGTCTTGAACCAGATGAAAGAAATGCACCTTGACCTCTACGAAAACTAGCCTTTAAATCTGCTAAATTAAATAACTTTGATTTTTTGGCTTTTGCTTTAAGAGTTGCAATAGTTCTTGCTGATAAAGGTTTTCTTTTAACTGCCATTATGACTTGTTCCTTTTCTTTAATAATGCCATAGGTATTCTTGCTCCTGCCTTATACAAAGCACTAATTCGTTTTAATAAATTTGCTCTTGCAGTTCTTTTTTTACCTTTTAAACCAGATAAATATTTTTTTGGTATCTTGGTTTTAGCTTTCTTCTTCGCCAACTGTTTGACCCTCTACTTCGGTTGTCTGAAATTGCCCTCTTACTGTTCTCACGGCATCTATTTCATCATTAATAGTTTTCATAGTTTCGTTATCATCTATTACAGCTTCTGCTATCTGTTTATCTATTTCTTTATTAAATGTTTCTGATTTAATGCCAGATGCTTTAGCCATTTGTAAATATTGTAAATCGTTAGCCCAATCTCTAATATCAAATGTATCTGGATAGTTTACTGAACCGTCCCATTGTTTGTCTTGCCATTTAGCAAATAAATCCCAGATTTGTTCTTCAGCGTTTTCTAAATAATCTGCTTTTTCAGATAATCTCGCATTTAATAATTGAAACTCTGTTTGTAATGCTATGCCACTCGCTATCTGTGAACCAGTTGCCCTTACTGAACCCATATGAGTTATTCTATCAATAGCATCAACTTTTGTTTGTATACACTTCATAATGCCATCTAAGTTTTGACCACTAGGCTGTATTATATAAGGCTTTAAAGCTGAATCTAAATCTTCTGGTATTTCTATAATTGCCCCTGCACCTGCACTAGCTTCAACATTAGGAGTCTTAACTAAACTAGGGTGGTTAGCTAATCTGATTAATTGTTCTTTCTCGGAATAATCATTATAAATAGATTGTTGCAAATGTGCCACATCAGCTAAATCACTAATACCAATAGGTCTTTTGTTACCTCTAAGATTATATACATTTACAGCAGGAATGCTCCCTATAGGATTAAGAATCTCCTCTAATAACTTAGGTTCTTTATCTGTGTATTCTTTGTCATATTCTTCAAACTCATATGTCATTATGGCTTCTTCAGTAAAAACTTTAATAATTGCCCTTTCTGAATTTATATCTTCAATAACGACTAATAAATCTAAATAAAATCGTCCACTAGCTGACCTTTTATAATTCCAATTAACAATGTTTTCTGGTGTATATATTGAAATATAAGGTCTTATATCTTGAGCAAGTTCTTCTGCTCTTGTATTAGCATTTGATTGTGGTTTATCTAATATAACCCAACAATTACCATAAATACTGGCGTTCATCTGTACTTCTCTCATTACAGTATCAAATGACCTGCCATCTAAGTCAGCATCATTAATAAATGATTGTAATTGTAAATCACCGTCTAAAACACCATAATCTCTTGTTGGTGGCACTCTCCATAAAAAGCTTGTATATATTTGAACAACATTTTTACAATGATTATCTACTGGTGTATGCCTTACCCTTGAATCATATTCTTCTGGGCTTTCTAAAACATATCTATGTAGGTAATAACCATTTTTATAATCATTCCCACCTAAATAACTTCTTATATAAAATTCCCAATTAGATATGTTAGCATGCCATAAATCATGTTTAGCTTGTAAGATTTCTTTGTTCATTAACTCCACCTCTTAACTGGGCTTGCTACAAAATTCCGTCTTAGTGGGAAGTTAAATTCTACTAAATAACCTAGAGCATCATTCATATGGTCATAACCACTATCTTTATCAGGAATGTGAGTACCCTCTTTATATATCTGTCTTTCTATGCTTTTAATCACATTTTTGCAAGATTTAACAATAAACAGATTGTTTTTTCCATTAACATTTTTAAGTTTTGAATTAACTGAATTAATTCTATCCCTAATTAAAGGTGCTGTATTTTTACATTTTACATCAAATCCTGCATTTTTCAAGATACTTAAATCAGTAAATCCTCCTGCAGACGTTTTTCTTTGTCTAGCACTAGGGTCTGGATAAACAACTATTTTTTTATTATTGTATCTTAACCTTATTTCTTCGCACATTTCTTGGGTATTTGAAGAATAAATTTGTATTTCATCAACAACCATAATCGTTTCTTGTACTATAATACAAACGACAGCACTCATAGGGTCTACGTTGAAATCTAGTCCTATATGTAAAACTGCTGAATCTTTACTATATTTTTCTATTATATTTTTTTGTCTATTAAAGTTGTAATAAATCATACCAGAATAATTAACAAATGTTGCTTCATACTCTTGTTGGAATGTTCTTTCATCTAAATCTTGTTTAGCTTGCTCTACTTCATCATCTGCAACTTGGCCACCCTCTAATGTAGTGTATTTAAATGATTGCCAATCCTTATTAGTTTCATTTTGTTTAAATAGTTCATATGACCAATTACCAAACCCCCTTGGGCTTCCACAAAATAAAGCATGACCCCTTTTATCTGAAAGTGTTGGTCGCAATACTTCATACCAAGCTTCTTTATGTATATCAGCAAACTCGTCCATAACTAAAAAGTCTAACCCCACTCCCCTTAAAGATTGCTCATTATCAGCACCCCTTAACGTAATTGTGGAATTATTTTTAAGTGTAATCGTTAAATCACTATTATTTATGTTCTTAACCCACTTATGGTCTATAAGTCTTTCCTTTAAGTCATTCCAACATATTTGTTTAGCTTGTCTATAGGTTGGTGCAACATACCATATTTTCTTTTTAGATTGACTGGCAAACTTAGCTAATTCATTAATTGCTAAAAATGTTTTCCCAAATCTTCTTCCAGTAATTAACACTCTAAATCTAGATTTATTATTAATAACTTCTTTTTGTGGTTCAGTTAATGGCATTAGTTAGACCATGGCAATGGCTGTTCTAATTGGCTTTCTTCTATTCTATCTTGTTGACCTAACATATTCTTTCCTAAGAATATTAACATAGTAACATTTCCACTTTCACAAGCTTTCCATTGAAGCTGTCTTAATCTCATTTTTTGTTCTGCCCTCCCTTTTATCAGAAATTCCGAATAACTCTTTTCTAATAAATCTGGTGAACAACCGAAAAAATCTCCCATTTCTATATTTGTACACCCTAATTTTGCTAATGAAGTTAATTGTTTTGTATCTATTTGATATTTCTTTGGTCTTGCCATAATCCTCTTTTTCCCTTTGAGTAAAGTATTTTCTTACATTTATTTATCTATACCATGCTCCTATGGTAGTCCAATTTTTTTCTCCTATCTTGGGCTTTGTTTTTACATTCCAATCTTTAAATAAATTAATTAATTTCGGACCTAATATATTTCTCCAATCTTTTCTTGTAAAATGTATCTCTATAGTTATTTTTTTTACAAAATCTGGCAATGGTTTATCAAGTAAATTATACTCTGAACCCTCACAATCCATTTTAATTGTTGTTGGTCTTATTTTATTTAGTACTTCATCAAAGTTAGTTGCATTTACTTTTACCTCTTTTCTTCCCCTAAATGCTGTGGTTGAAAAATTGCCTTTATTAACTCCATTCGTTAAATAGAAACTAACTTCTTTTCTATTATCGTTTACTAAAGCAGAATTATTTGGATAAATATTTTTATATTCACCAACATTTTTTAAAACCATTTTAAAATTATTTATTTCTGGCTCATAACAATGTACTTCTTTAGCACCTTGATTTTGAGCTAATACTGAGTAAGCACCGAAACAAGCACCAATATCAAGCACTACTTCGTTTTTTGGTGCCATCCATTGATATGTTCGTAATACTTCATTTACTATTGCTTTATCATAAGTGTTTTCCCTTATATAAGAATGTTTAAATTTACTAATTTTTTGCATATATACTCCTTATATTTTTTTTGTAATTACCTTTTTCAAATGCTTTTTTCCAATATATTTTAACGTCATATCGTTCTTCCATATTTACCCAATTTTTTGATTTCTTTTTTACTACATTAACAAACGGCTGATGTTTAAGTGATAAAAGTAAAGCTGACTGTTTCTGTATTTCATATGTTCTAGTTTCTGAACAACCCCCTGCTTGATTACTTGCTTTTTGCCCATGAGCAAATTCTGTATTTATTATTGACCTATATCCCCATCTTAATAAATCTAATACTACATAAAAATCTTCCATAACTTCAATCTGGTCATATCTGATATTATGTTTGTTTAATATTTTAGTATTTATGCCATATATAGCCCATATCCTACCAAAATATGTAAATTTATTTGGGAATCTATTATTACCACCTTGTGCTGAACAACCTACTATTCCAAAACCTTTTTCTAAACACATTAAAATCCAGTCATATAATTCTTTAAATTGATTATCTTTAATTTTTTCTAATTTAATTTCACCATCTTTTCTTTTAAGGAAGTTTAAATCATCATCTATGAATAGTATGTTTTCTTGTGGGTAATTATCAACAATATATTGTCTTTTCGCCCCAATGCCCCTTATATCTTGAGGAAGCACTATTAAATTTATATTATATTTCTTTAAATCTTGTTCTTCTTCTTTGTAACAGACCAAATATGTTAATTTTAATAAATCTTTAGGTATTGATTTTAATGTTATTTGATTATCAACTCTTTTATATGTTGGTATCATTATTTTCATAAAATATCTTTTCTTTAATTTTTTCGGCTTTTAATATTTCTTCTGGTAAAGCTATTTTTTTTGTTTCTGTTTTAGCCCTATTTAATTCATATTCTTTATTGCCACAGTAAATCATTTTTTCTCTATAATAACAAACCACAGATATTCTTTCAAAATATGATTGTTTTTCAGCTTCAGTATTACCATGAACTTCATGAACATCAAATAAAGCCACGTCTCCATGCCCTATATCTAATCCGACACCATATCTAGGAAGAACAGTTTGAAAACCATTATATTTTCCTCTTGATATTACACCTAAATTACCAAACCCCTCTTTTAAATCGCCTTTATCTTTATGGCAGGCAGTTCTAAAGTTTTTATTTACTGTTACTGTAGAAAAAGCTGTATCTGGAATAATAAAATCTTCTGATGAAGCGTTTGCCATTGCTTTTTGTATTTTATATCTATGAGGTGCATATTTTTTAAAGATTTCATTAACACATTTTATATAAGGAATACATTGAGAATACTCATTAAAAAATTTTTGTGAAAATGCTGTGGTTCTACAATATGGTATTCTTGGATATCTGTCCATGTAACCAATTACTGAACTAAATACTGGCAGAGCATATGAGGTTTTAGATAATTTTCCATTGCTTAATAAGGGTGTATATCTATCCCCACTAAGCTTACCAACAACCCTACCATCTATTATATCTCCTACTTTGTATATTTTTTCTAAATCTCCTGCTGAACTGCCACGATTATTAGATTTTTGTGCAGATTTCCTAAATGGTATTCTAGCATTTTCTAAGATTGTTTCTGGGACTGCTTTTTTCTTTAAAACACACAATAAATCACCATTTTCTTTAAATACTTCTGTATCTTCGGTTATAAGGTGCTTTATATAACTTTTATCTATAAAAGAGCCAATTAAACTATCAGCTTCACTTTTTTCCATAACTGGTTGTAATTTAAGTGTTTTCATAATTAATTCTTTTGCCTTTTTTCTTCATTAAGAACACAAAACATAACTGCATCTGATATATTATTAATGTTATTGTTATCTTTTACTAATTCTACGATTTCCCTAAACCTTTTTTCGTTTTCTGGCTCATAGAATAACTGTATCATTTTAACATCATTTAAAACGTGTTCTACATCATCTATAGTTTGTTCTGTTTCTGGAAATTCAATTTCTTCTTTTGTAAACATACTATCAAGTTCATCACTACTAAACCCAGTTAAATTTAAATCAGTTTCCAAATCTAATAATATGTTTAATTCCTCCTGCAGAAGCTTAAAATCCCAGTCTGACTCCTCATTAACTTTATTATCAGCTATTCTATAAGCTTTAGCTTTAGCATTGCTCAAATCGGCTATAACAATCGGCACTTGCTCTAATCCTAGTTTTTTAGCACCTAATAACCTAGTATGACCTACAATGACCACCATTTGTTTGTCAACTACGATAGGTTGCTGAAATCCATATTCTTTTATAGAACTAGCAACTTTATCAATAGCTTGGTTTTTTCTTGGATTATTGTGATATGGGATTATATCATTTATATTTGTTTGTTTTATATTCATTTTAAACCTTTTATCTTACATAATCTTTGTGTTTAGATACCATGCCTGATGGCTGTATTTGTTCTTCTGTATTAATAAAAAACTTTAATCTTTGATAAAAATCCATATAACTTGCTTTTTTATAGCTTCCCTCTCTATCTCTTTCAGATAATATTTCTGGTACATCTTCAAATTTTTCAGTTTCTTCTTCTGTAGGTTTTTTATTTTTTAATTCTTTATATATGTTTGTTAGTTCAATATATTTTGATTTTATATTCTGTTGCCTACTCATTTTTTGAATCCTCTAGCCTCTTTTAACATTTTAAAACATTCACTACGTTTAAAATTATACCTATTATCAAGATATTTATGCAAGTTTTTCATATTAGTTTTAGCCCTTATGCAGAGTTGATAACCATAATAAAATCTTTGTATATCTTTTTGCCTATAAGCATCGCCAATACATTGAAAAACAGTCGTATAACCTTTAATTAAACTCATCATTATACCCAACTCCCCATATCTAAATATTCTATGGCGTCTGACCTTGTAAAATGCCCCTCATTAATAGCCCTTTGAACGTCATAAGGGTGTTGTTTTGCATATTTCTGAGCAAAGCTACTGCCTTTTTTATTATCTACAGCTTCTTTAAATACTTTTAATCTCATAGAATATTGGTCAGTTTTAATTTCTTCTTGTTTAACTGGCTTTTCATCTAAATATTTTTTAGCTGATAACCAAAATGCAGGCTGTTTAACAAATTGTTTATCTTCAACTGAATTATAATATTTATTATACATAATAGCTAAATCTTGTGGTTTATTTAACCATTCTTCTTCTAGCTTTAAATAATTCTTTTCTGCGATACCTCTACTTACTTTATTAGAAACTTTATCCCAAAAAGTATTAAAAAGAGAAATATAATCTTTATTAGAGGTTTTAGGTTTAGGGGTAGGGGTAGGGGTAGGGGGGTTTTGGCTAGGTTTTTTTGGTCTGCCACCTAACTTACCATTGAC